CATTCCACCATCAATACCAATGATAGTAACTTCACTGGAAGCAATTAGTTTAACGGCTTCAATACCAATGGTACGAATTTGCCGGTCATATAGATTATAATCAATAGTTATATTTGACATTATGAATATAGATTATATTTATATGTAATAAAATTTCAACTTTTTAAAAAAATTGAAATTATAACTGTATATGGATTATTAATAATTTGTATGTCTTATAATGCAAGAATCATACTTAATGAAATACTTACTAATTCCACTTTCACTATTACAAGAGCTAATTGTGGATTATTTAGGACCAGTGATGAATGGTCTAAACTAAAAGAGAAGATAAAGTCCATTCCTACAGATTGTCAACTCATTTACCTTGAGGGTTGGATAAAGCGCAGAATTGAGGAGGATACTGCGAAGGAGCGCGATGAAAAGGAGCGTAAGGAGCGCAAGGAACGTGAGGAAAAGGAGCGTAAGGAACGTGAGGAAAAGGAGCGTAAGGAACGTGAGGAAAAGGAACGTAAGGAGAGAGAGGAGAGAGAGTCAAGTGTTGCAAGACACACTCTTTTTGCACATTACGGTCCTGGACTTGCTTTTGCCGTACCTACTCCAGGTTATCCTGGAAAACACTTAGTTCACCTTGGTGGAGGTGCATTTATTCCAGGTCCCCCGCCTATTGGATTCATTAGTCCTGGATTTATTCCAGGGCCTTGTTTTATTAGGGCACACCGATTTTAATTCCTTTTCTTTAAAAATTTTCTAAGTTAATATAATATGCTAAAAAAATATATTAAATTAATATTAATATTAATATTAATAATAATTATTATTTGGTGTTTATTTTATTCTACTAATTCTACTAGTCTTGATAATTTTAATAATGTTAACATATCAACACCAGATGTAAAAATTGTAAAACACACTTATGATGATTATGAAATTTTAGAAATATGGAATATTTTAACTCCTGAAGAATGTAAAACATTAATAGAGGTAGCAACAGCAAAAGGGTTACATGAAAGTGAAATATTAGCCAAAGAAAATAATAAAGACACAGCAATAAATAACGAATTTAGAAAAAGTAAACAAGCTTGGATAAATGATAATCATCATCCAATTATTATGAAAATAGCTAACTTTTCAGAAAAAATTACTGGTATGCCTAGAGAAAATCAAGAAGAATTACAAGTAGCTACTTATGAACCAAATGGTAAATTCGTAGAACATTTTGATTCTTGTATCTATGAAGATAGAGAATATTGCAATAGAATTAATCATTACGCTGGTGAAAGAAGAGCTACTTTATTAATTTATTTGAATGATGACTTTAAAGATGGTGAAACCGAATTTGTTGAATTAGGATTAAAGATTAAACCTGAAACTGGTAAAGGAATATTGTTTTGGAGCACAGATGCAGATGAAAAATTATTAACAAAATCAAAACATAAAGGAAATGTAGTTCTTGAAGGAAACAAATGGATTGCTACAAAGTGGACACATAACAAGAAGTTTGTATAAAGCAAATAACAAGAAGTTTGTATAAAGTAAATAACAAGAAGTTTGTATAAAGCAAATAACAAGAAGTTTGTATAAAGCAATTAACAAGAAGTTTATTTAATTTAAAGCTTTTTTGGTGTAAAACACTTACAAATTCTTCCATAACAAGGCCATCGTCTTGGATAATCAAGACAATGGATTTTATTTTTAGATGTACGAGGACAAGTACAATTAGTTTGTCCGCATACATAAGTTTTCTTCATAATATCATTATTATTAATCGGGGAAGGGGACCCGGACCTAGATACAGATATACATTCAATATCTTGAGGAGATATACATTCATTATCTTGATTGGAGTTCATAATTAATATAATATTGTGTTATAAAATAATATATTCAATTTTTCTATGTAGACTTTAGTCTTTATATTTTTACCCAGAACTATTAATCGTTATATCATTTATTCCTAATTCATTAAAATATTTTTTAACATTATCAATCTGGTCACCTTGAAATTGTAATACATCGTCTTTAATTGAACCATTACAACCGTGTTTTTTTTTAATATTTTTAAGATGGTCTTTTAACAAAGCACTGTCATAAGGTAAGTCAGATATAAATGTATTCTTTTTTTTACCATTGGATTCTATCCATATGGTAACCTTAACATTAAATATTATAGGAGTATCATTATTTTCTTCTTCAAAAGGATTCATATAATATATATATTTAATGATAAAATAAATTAATTTTCAGTTTTTTTAGACAAACTAGTTAGAAAAACTTTATTTTTCTAAATTGTGTATTCACACTTTTTACCCGTAATCACTAAAAAGGTCTTGTCCATATGAATTCTAATGTTCATCTCATACATCTTACCATAGTCCTTCTTCATCCGCTTTATGAACCAGGTATTGTTAAGAAAGTGCTTCTTAGAAAAGGTATACTTGTCGTCAATCACAATTGCATCATCAGAAACATTAATCCGCTTGATGCAATCCTCCCAATCAGTGAGAGGCTTAATCTTCTCCTTTAAATCATCTGCCTCTTCTTGAATAGGCTTGACCATATCATAGAACTTCTCTTGAGCAGCGTGTAAGGCAGCCTTGTGCTCAGTTCTCTGTTCAAAAGTAAAGGTGACATCGTGTTCCTCTTTCTTAGGTGCAAAAGGAACAGGCTCTTGAGTAATAGTAATCTCCTTTTTAGGAATAGGAATTGGTTTAGCCTTTTGAGTTGTTGGAATGAATGTATCATAGAGAACATCACAAGCTTCCATCACCAACTTACAAATCTCATCCTTGTTTGATGAAAGCTGGTACTTTTCCTTTAAAGTGCAGTTCTCAAGAAGCATACCAGTAATCTTTGATGGTTTAATAGTATCTACCCACTTCTTGCAATTAATTAGTACAGGCTTGATTTTAGCCAAATGCTCAACAGTAATGTCATATACAGTCTTACTGATAATTTCATCCTTCTCTTCTGGAGTCTTTCCACGAAGCTCAGGAGGAAATCCCATCTCGTACTCAATCAACTTGATGCTATGCTTAATCAATCCATATTGAATCCTTAGATTCTCAAGAGTGTTCTTCCAGTTATCAAAACGAGCAGTAGGCATATTAAAAGCAGAATTTTGAGTATTCATTATAGGAGTCTGCATTATTGGTGGTGTTTGGCTTTGTTGTATAGAGTCTATAGTTATTGTCTTGTTCTTTATAGTCTCTTGGTCAGGAGCTACAAAATCTACAGGAGGCCGAGTACTCTTTATATCATTCACAAAATCAATTGTTGGTGAGCTCGAAGTAACAGGAAAAGACATTTCAGCAGTTACAGGAGAATCAGTTTGAAGCACAGGAACATTAGGGGAAGAAGAACGAGAGTTGTTAATTAATTGTTGTGAACGGTTCTTACTCCACCCAGAACTCACAGTGGTCCAGTTGTTATTAGTATTAGTATCAATATCAGCATTATTAAAAGACATACTTTAATAGTATATGTGATAAATGAATTAAATTTTCAATTTTTTTAGATTCCTATTAAATTAGCTTAATTACATCTCAATAATCTTCACTTCAGAATTAATAAATTCATACCCTTTACCTGTATTTATTTGAAAAAATCTATTTAACCATCCATAATGACTTACTACTAATATAACATCATCATCACTATTAAATTCCCTTAAATCTTCCATAAATGATGTAACTCTATTATATATATCTTGTTCAGTTTCAACATATTGTGGATTATAATTAATAGCTACATTTGATAAATTAAATGTTTTATCTATATTAATTATTAGTTTTTCTAAGTGTAATTTATCTTTTCTTATATTACATAGGTGTTTCCCTTGAGGTTCCATAAGCCTATCGTCTAATACAACCATTTTATTTCTAACATAATAATTACTATTTTGATTTATAAAATGAATCATAGTTTCAATACACCTAAGTGATGGTGAGCAGTATAATTTAGTAAAATTAACATTTTTGAAGCTTTTACCCATTTCAATTGTATGCTCAACTCCTTCAGATGTTAATTTTGCATCTTTATACTCTTTCATATTATACACAACTTCTCCAAATAATTTTAATCCTAAATTGTGATAAGCATATCCGTGTCTCATAAAGTATATTTTCATTAATTAATCTAATAAATAAAAATATATTTAGATTAATTTGTAAGTTTATATAATGTCAATAAAAAGTATAATTATGATTTTAATTTTAATAGCTATCTGTGTATATTTTTTTATGTTTTATAACAAAAAACAAAAGGTATATTTTTTCTTAAATAAGGATGATACTAATTCTTTTAAAACATTAAATAAAATATTAAAAAATTCAGAATATGAAGTTATTGTAGTAAATTATGATACAGATGATAGTAGTCTTTTAGAACTTAATAAAGTTACTAATTCTTGTAGAGCTGTCGATAAAGTTTTAAATATTGAAAAAATGACTGATTTAACTCAAATATATTTTGATACTTGCTATAGAAATGCAAAATGTGTAAATCAACCAAGTAATAAATTTTATGAAATATATAACACTATTGGTGTTTTTGGATACCCTTTTAAATTTAAAGATAGTGCATCTGAATTATTAGGTAATAAAACAAATAATTTAATCAATGTAGGTAAAGATAAAACTTGTACAAAGTCTTATGAAGTAGATACTGATTCTCCTCCTTGGCAAAGGAGAAGAAGTTTAGATTATTAAAAAATAAAAAATACAAATATAAAATTTTTTATATATTTATATTTAATGAATCAAATTGAAATAATTTTAATTATAGTTATTTTATTTTTACTTTTAATTATTTTACATAACCACACTAAGAGACGTCATCGTAGATTTTGGCGCTATTATTGGCTACCTTGGTGGACTTGGTGGGGAGGTTCTAGTGGATATTACTATAATTATGGAAGACGTCGTAGACATTCTCGCAAACACTCTCATAAACACTCTCATAAACACTCTCACAAACATTCTCACAAACATCATTCTCGTAAAAATGCTCATAAATACTCTAATAATCATCCTCGTAGTCAACAACCTGGTCAAATATATTTAGCAGGTCATGGTCAAGGTCGTACTGGTGGAGGATTTGTGAGTGGAAGTGGAAGAAGAGGACATAGGTAAGTGTTCATTTTATTAATTTAAAAAAAGTTGAATAAAATCTTCATACAAAATAATAATTATCTTGTATGAATTTTGAACAAATGTTACATGATGTATATTCCGAGTTAGGTGAGACACACAAAAATAAGATTGTTCTTCCTACCGTAACTATTCTAAAAGATACAACAAAAATTACTTGGACAAATATAAATAATTTTATTAAATTATTAAAATGTCCTCCTGACCATTTAATGGATTATGTTAAAAAAAATTTACATGATGATATGAATTACGACGAGAAAGGATTAATTATAAGAAATAATAGAAGAAAACAAGATGAACTTTCTAATATTATTAGAAAGTATACTGAAGAGTTTGGTATCTGTAAACAATGTAAAACACCAAAAACAATAATTTATAAAGATAATACCATTAGAGAATGGAAAGTTAAATGCGAGTCTTGCAAGTCTGAGTATACGGTTTAGTTTATTTATTCTTTACTTTTTTGGCTCCTTCTACTGCTAACTTATCAGCCATATAATTACCATACCATAATTTCCATTCATTAGAAGTTTTATCTTCTGGTTCCTTTTCGTGTGCACTAACGTGTCTATAAATTACTCCTAAATTTCTAGAGTAAAAATATAATTTTTTTATTAAATCTAAATTTGATATTTTACCAGTGTCTCTTTTCCATCCATTTTTCTCCCAACCAGTAGCCCAATTTGCAATAGTATTTACAATATACATTGAATCAGTGTAAATAACAATTTGTTTTCCCATAATTTTCTCAGTAGAAATTAGTTTTTCTATACCTCTAATACAAGCCATTAATTCACATACTTGATTAGTAACCTTTTGAAATTCAGTTTCAACCATTCCAAATGAAATATTTCTAGGATCATCATCTCCAAAAAATACTCCCAC